AACACTCAACAATTTGGGACAATACGATTTATTGCAAATGGATATACTATAGCTGAATATGATTATGAAAGTATTGTATCAATGAATAATGAGAATATTTTAGGATATAAATTACCCAGAGGAGTGTTTGAAATAAAATGGGATATTGAACATCCTTATAAACATTTATCAAAAATTGATATTTTTTCCATAGAACTATTTGGATTGACAATTCCAAAAAATACCAATTTTGGAATTTGTGCACAATCAATCAATTATATTCGTTATATGGGTAATATGTGTGGGGTATGTTTTTCGTGCTAAATTTTTGTTTGTATTTTTTAAATATTTAATCTTATGGATTAAATTAAAATATTTTAAATGAAATAAATTTATTTAAGATGTAATAAGGTCAAAATTATTTTTTAATGAAAAAAATCCATTCGTAAAAATAATATGTTTGCGATGATACTTTTTATGGTATATAAAAAATAAAAATAAAAATTTATAAAGCATATTTTATATAGATAATTATGGAAGAAATGGTTTTAATAAATTTGAATATTGGAAAGATTAATAAAAATTTAAATATAAAAAAACGGGAGATTATCATAAATAAATTTATTGAAAAATTTCCCAAAACAAAACTACACAATATTATTCAAATAAATAAACACTATGCGAATAAAAATTTTGATAAAAAAATCGAACTGGATGAAAATTCAAATGATATTAAATTGGATAATTCAATATACAATTATTTTCTAATGCAAAATTAAAACATATATGGATTATATTCAATCATATCCATTGGGTCAATTTTAACTCTATATGATTTTCCGATTTCTGGAACAAAAACAACATCTCCAGTATATAATTCCCTTTTATTATTATTTCTAACAACAACTTTAATAATTTTATTTCCGACACTAATTGATGTAAAATATTTATACCAATTATCAGTAATTTTTTTACCAATCAATTCAAGAATATTATTATCATTTTGATTTGAATTATTATAAACATTAATTATTTTATTTTTTGATTCGGATGAAAAATTTTCAATCGTATCATCACCAAATTCAGTATCCGAATCGTAATCTGAATCATAATCATCTGAACCAAAATTTTCTTTTATGTCTATACCTCTATATGTTTTTGTATCAGATGATTCAGGGGGTATATATCTTCGTGTTTTACGTGGTTTATTTTTTCTTATACGACCTTCCCAAACATTAGAACCATCAGAACCACCTGAACCACTCGATTCCGACGAATAATCCCTATTTGGCGAACGTGAATTAAAATTTATATCATTTTTATCATTTTTATTCGAACCAATTGCGATTAATAATCCTACTCTATGATATCTATCTAATACTCCTTGAGTTGGAAAATTGAATTGGGCAGCGACTTGTGGAGTTGGTATTTGGTCAGCACTTGTTCTACCTCTTGGATCAACTAATGGATCTGATAATTTTGCTATATCATAATTCGCAATTGGATCATAAATGACTGGAGGAGGTTTATTTTGATTTGGTGATGGAAGAATTAGATTAGGATTAGGATTAGGATTTGAATTTGTATTAATAACAGGACTATCTGTTTCAATAATTATTTCTTTAATTGAATTTGATTCATTGGGAATAGGTGTTATTTGACTTAATTTCATATTCATTAATTCATTATTTAACAAAGATACTTTTTTTTCTAATTCATTAATATTTGTGGAATTATTTCCCAAATTTAAATTTGAACTATTAATACCAAAACCATTTATAACATAATAAAATACCGCCATTAATACAATAAAAATCAACACAAATATAATAATATTTTGATATTCCATTAATTTAATATATTATTAGATATATATTATATTTTATTTGATTCAAAAATATTATTATATATTAGGATATATAAATAAAAATGTATTTTGATAATTATGAAAATAATAATTTTGATAATGAGATATTAGAAATAATTATACATCTCATAACAATAATTATTGGATTGATAATTGGTATAATTATTGGATATTATATTTTCAAACCATACATATATAAAGGTCCAGATTCCAATATTATTTCTAAAGAAATTTATACGGATTCAAATGGTCTTAAATATAAATTTGTTCCAAAAATTTGTGTATGTCCAATTACATATTCTATGGAAAAATTTTCAAATCCAAATTATATCGATCCAAATCACTAATTATTCTTTAGCTTTCAAACATATTTACTTTAATACCTTTATTTTTTAATTTTTCCGATAATAGAACATTTGTCTCATTAGTGTTATTTATTGTAGATGATATATATTTACATCCAATTGGTGGATTATTTATTTCAGCAATATTTGAAAATGAAAAATTTAACTTTTTAAGTGTTAGAGGTAAATTATTTAAGTGTATAATATTCATACGTTCGATAATCAATATTTCAATACTTATGGGTAAGTTATCCAAATTATCTAATTTATTTGAGGAACAATTTAGTATGATAATTGAATCTGGTAAATTATCTAATTCAGATAATTTATTGTTTTGACAATATAAAACTTTGATACTTGAAGGCAAATTATTAAAATTTTTTATAAGATTATTTGCACAATATAATTCATTTAATCCATTTGGTAAATTATCTAATTGCTCAATTATATTATTATTGCAATGCAAAATTTTTAATGTTAGAGGTAAATTATCCAAATTTATCAATGTATTATTACTGCACGCTAAAAATTCAATTTTTGTATAGGTTAAATCAAAATTTCGAATCCAATTATACGAACAATTTAAATTTTTTAATGTTGGAGATAAATTAGAAATAATATTTATGTAATTAAATGAGCAATCAAAATCTACCAATTCGATATATTTTTTCATATCCAAAACACCACTAAATTTACCCAAACCTCTTAAACTAATATTTTTTGATTTTAATGGATATGAATTTAATATATCCATATTAAACAATCATTATATTGTGATATTGTGATATTGTGATATTTTTACTAAATAAATCAATTTTTTATAAAAACATTTAAAATATTGGATAATAATAAATTTATATATACAAATTTAAAAATTATGATTTCTTACTGTGAATTAAAAAAAAACAAAATATATGAAGAGATGTATGATGAATTATTGGATGAGGAATTAAGTATGAACAATCCGGAACATAATGATAAAATAAAAAATTATTTGAATAAAAAAATAAATTCTTCAAATTTTGTCTCATTGTCTAATGATTTTTCAAATACGGAGGAATTAATGGAAGATTTAATATTAAAAATTACATCTGTAGCAAATAATACTAATTTACAAGGAAATACACTTATGATGTATGCGAATGATGATGAAATGTATGAATTATTTCATATGGAAGATTTAACTCAAACTATTCGTTCGAGTGGAATTGAGTTAAATGAATATGGTTCTCTTACAAATATATTTTTACAACCGGTTTGTTGGACTTGTGGAATATTTAAATCCACATATAAAACGGGCAAAATACAAATGGATAGAATAACAAAATCGGATGTATCAAAGTTATTTATTTCCAATTATTATCATAAAGGAGTTATGGTTAATCCGGATAAAACAATGATAGAAATTGAATTTACCGGTGAAGAACCATTTAGAATGATAGGAAATAATTATACTCAATCGACAACTATAGATTTATTTGGTTTTAGTATTGTTTCTTGGATTGAGAAGATAAATAATACAAATCTTACTACTGATTCAAATCAATTTAATGAGATAGCAAGTAAAATATTGGGTTCGGAAACATATGGTAGGGTATTTTTTTCACTTGTTTGTCCAAATACAAATAAGAAATTTTGGGATATTACAATAAAGACAATTGAAAATATATCAAAAGTAATCGGCAATAAAGAAATTGAAAATCAAATACAAAAGGAAGTTGAAATGGCAGAAATAAATATAAATCCATTTTATATTATTAAAAAACACCTTTTACAAAAATAAAATTTATAAAATGTTTAGGTAAAAAATATTTTTTTTTTAAATTATAATATATTAATATATAATGAATAATTATATGAATAATTCAATTCAATATGATAATAATAATAATTTGATGTCTCCCCAATCAACTAACATATATCCATCAAATAATATGCCTACGACATCTTTATTTAATCAACCATCATCATTTCCTTCTGTTGGAATGAATGGGGGAATGAATGGGGGAATGAATGGTGGAATTGGGGGAAATATGATGTCTCAACAAATTGATCCAATGATGTTAAATGGAACAAATTTAGATGATGAGCCAAATACCAATTCTAATTTTAATCCAAATTTTAATCCAAATTTCAATCCAAATTTCAATTCGAATCCAATAAATTTATCAAAACAAGATCCAACATTAATAAAATCAGTTGCGAGAGAAATAATAAATGGATTAAAAGAGAATAATATGAGTTTGTATGATAATTCAAGTATAAATTCTTATAAGGAAAAAGATAATAATGATGATATTATTAATAATGAATTATATGAAGAAGAAATAAATAATTCATCATCTTCATCAAAAAAATCAAAAAAATCCAAAAACAAAGTTAAAGAAGTAGTAGATACAATTGAGGATTTTGTTTTGGACAGTAAATCAGAAAATTCTGCAAATTCCACAAAAACTTATTCCGAATATGCCAAATGGTTTTTTAATGAGTGCTTTAATTATACGGATTTTATAGTATTATTTATATTGTATTTTGTCTTATCACAAGAAATGGTAAAAGATTTTTTTGCAAAATATTTTTCGAGTTTAAATCCTGATTATGAGGGGAAAATCGGTGTTCAAGGAGTTATTATTTATGGATTAATATTGACAATTTTATTTATGGTATTAAAAAAAATCTTTTAAATTATTCAAATTTGATGTAATAAAATATTTTCTTGTTGAATTTGTTAATGGATTTGTTTCAACAATAAATTGTGTTTGATTAGTTTTATCCAAATTATATATTTTAAAATTTAATACTGAAATAAATTTATATCCAGAATCATTTAAATTTGGTAATCTTTTTATACTTGTTGGTTTATAATTATGTGTAAAAATTGGCACTGTATATTGATTATTATTCGGTTTAATAAAATTTAATTTTGTAATATAGACATAATTTTCATTTGACTTTATTTTATTTTTTGATAAAATCCTATAAGAAATTATATTATCGATTGTTTTTATTTCACAATCAATACTATCATAGTTATCATTAGAATCAGAATCAAAATCAAAATTTAATTTTTTATCTGTGGATTCGAATGAATAAATTGCGTTTTCATCATTATCACTATAAACCAAAATATTTTCTGGAAATATTTGATAAAAATCGAACGAATTATTATTTGTATTATTTAATGTATTATTGTATAACCACAACATCTATCTAATATTTATATAAAAAATGTTATTTTGTTATATTAAATCAATTTTTTTCCGCAAATAACTAAAATAAAAAAAATTGATTTATATATATTATATGTGATAGTTTTATATAAATAAACATAAAAGCATAAAAGTATATTAAAATGAGTTTGATGAATCGATATTTGAACCTTAAAGCCAATAATATTATATTGACAAAATTAGGTATAGATGAAAAATTACAAGAACCAATAACAGATTATAATGAATGTTTTTTAAATTATATGGATAAAACCGAACAAGTATATAAACATATCCAAAATAAAATTAAAAATTATATTGATAAAAATTATTCAATGATTAATATAATTGATGCGGATATCAATTATTACATTAAACAGATAAATTTATTTGTGGGAAAAAAATTTAGAAATATAACAAAAGAAATAAACATCGATCATATTATATCTATGTGTGATTATTTAAAAAAAAAAAATACTTTAGAAATTACTAACACTAACACTAACACTAATACTAACACCAACACTAACACTAACACCAACAATTATATTTATTGGAGAAATGAATATTATAAAATACTTTGTGAAAATATCTTATGTGGTAAATATAAAGTTTTTGGACAAAATGAAAAAAACTCTCTAATGGACTTAATTGAAAATTTTTGGGATAAAATAGAATTTTCAAATTTAATTGAATTTTCAAATTCATTAAATAAAATCAAATTTCTTAATTTAAATAATTCCGATGCAAACCTCGATAAATATATTAGCCTGATAGCAAATAAATTTGATAATGTGGAAAATATTAAAAAATTAATAGACTATGTGAATAAAAAATTGCATTATGATACAACATTTCAACAAACTGATGAAATGATTGATTCAGATACATCAAATGAAATTGACGATTATAATGAATCAACATCAAACAAATCTAAATATAATTTTAGGGCAATTGTTGATAATCTTAAATCAAATGGCTATTTATTATTTGAGGAATTAAATACTAATCTTAAACACAAATATAAAAAACCACAATCAATTCAAACTATTAAAACGGATAAGAGAATTATTGGCTATTATGTATATTTAATATCAAAAAAAGATTCCAATATGACAAGTAGAAAAGTAAATGAACTTTTAATTAAAATGAAAAATTACATAACGGATATAGAAGAAAGTTATTACAATAATTTTGCCTATAGAAAAATAACTGTAAGACAAGAATCTGAAAAATACAAATCAGTTGATTTAAGTTCATATAATCGGGAAATTTCCACATTTACCGTATTTAAATATTCAAATTTTAATTCTAATTCAAATTTAGTTCAAGTAGGTGAATTAAAATTAAATCAAGAAATTGAACCGTATTTTGACATTTATAAATCCTATTATAATTCGAGATATCCAGACAGAGAAATTGAATTTGATTTAATTCAATCAACAATGATTGTTAAAATGGCATTTAAAACTAAAATATATTATGTTCATTTAGCATTAATTCAATATATTGTCTTGGATAAACTTTTTAATTTAGTTGAAGGTGAAGGAATGGAAATTAAAGATATATCAACTCAAACAAACATTTCAATTAAAAATTTACAAGAAACAATTAATTCACTTTTACACATTAAATTAATAAAACGCTCAATAAATACATCATCAATATTAGATATGAAATTATTTATCAATTATGACTTTTTTCACGAAAATAATAAAATCTCCATATGTTCTTTGATTGATAAGAAAGAAAAGGAAGAAAATGAAGATAGGAGAGAATTTTTAAATGATAGAAATACGATAATTTTATCAAATATGTATGATTATGTAAAAAAAATAAAATCATTCAATATAGAACAAATTTATAATGAAATGTGTAAAAATAAAATACCTTTTAGAGTAAATTTAGAACAAGTTTTAGCTGGAATTAAAATAATGTTGGAAAAAGAAGACATATTAGAAACAATAAATTCTAATATAAAAACATATAAATATTCCGAATAAAATATATTTTACTGATTTTACTGATTTTACCAATTTAGTTGATAAAATGTTTCATCCATTCTAAAGCAATAGTTTCCCAGTCAATAATTGTAGGGTCATTTTTAATTTTTTCTCTAAATTCACTAACTTTTTGAGGATTTTTCAATAAATTAATTATGTTAATTGCAGCCATTTTAATTTCCTTTTCATCATTAAAATCATAATGTAATCCTTGTCTTTCTTTAAAAACACCAAAATTTGACAATAGGGGAATACATCCAGATACCAAACTTTCCCTAATACTTATACAATCAATTTCAGCTTCTGTATTAGTTATATAAAAATGAAATGTCGATAAATATTTTTCTCTAATAATAATTTCAATTGGTTGTCTTCCGTGATCCATAACACCTGGTTGTGCTAATAATTTTAGCAAATAATTTTTATAATTTTCATCACGTATTCCATTCATTCCATAATATACGTGTAATTCCGCTCTTGGTTCGTAATTATATATTATTGGCCACAATATACTAATAATTTTATCTAATCCTCTTGTATAACAAGAACAATAGCAAAATCTATATGGATTTCTTTGCACATCATTTGGTTGTGTATTAAATTGATTAACCCTAATACCATTTGGTATTACGATAATTTTATCTTGTTCGATATTTTTGTCAATTTTATTTAACAAACAATCTTTATGATAATTACTTTTTAAAAATATTTTATTACATTTTGAGTGGAATTTTTTAAATACATCGCTAACTTGCCCAACAAAATTATCATGAACATCAACACATATAAAATCTGCCTTCACATTCAAAGGTATTGATGTTGATAATCCAAAATTTCTCCATAAAATTAAATTTTTGTATTTTTTGTTAAAATCAAATTCCGTCCAATTTTTATATACTACACCGTTAATATTTACACTTGGAACTTCCCCATAGACTATTACACTTTTACCTAATTTAACCCAATTTTCTGATAAATTTACAACTGCTTGTTCAGAACCACCTAATTTTTTATCATTTGGTTCCCAATTTATTGAAAATGCTCCACACATATACACTATATCATAATTTTCGTTATTTTTTAGATTATTTGAAACAAAAATATTTCTAAATCTTAACAACAAATCTGGACTGATATATTTTTCGATTGGTTTTGTAATTGTTTTATCAATAGTGTTTGGAACTTGATTTAAATGGGCTATAAAAAATCTCTTTTTTGAAAATGTATTAAATGAATGGGATGATAATATTACAGTTGAAAATGGATCTAATTGAACCATTGGTTCCGTAAAATTTTTTGTAAAACTCTGTTCTTCCCCAAATTCTTTTTCGCTATCGTGTGTATTTGTTTCCAAATATTCTTTTTTCCAAGCCATACATGAATTTGTCGAATGATTTGGTCCCAATTGTTTCATTTGAACAAACATATTAATATCATAATCATACATTAGATGTGCTGAACATCCCGCAATTTTACAAGTTGATTGGGATAATTTACTTACAGCGTGTTCAACTCTATTATTTGGGTAATAATCGTCATCATCCATACAAACTGTAATATCAGATTTGCAAGTTTTATTACCGATATTTCTTAATTCACCCAATTTAACATTTTTTTCTTTACTAACATAAACTATTTTAAATGGTAAATTTGGTTGTTTTTCATTAATTAATTCAAGAATGTTTTTTTTATTCGATTCTGCATCTAAATCAGTTTTACTTCCTTCAACAATAACCCATTCAATAATATTCGGATATGTTTGAATACGAATAAGATCAAGTAATATTTTTATACATTCAAATCTTTTATATTGAGTTATTGTTATAATTGATACAGTTGGTTTTGTATTCGTATTCGCATTCGCATTCGCATTCGCATTTAAATTTAAATTCAAATTCAAATTTTGGGATTTGTTTTTTTTATTATTTGCCATATAATCAATGATAATAAATTATTTTTTATGTTAAATTTAATATTTAATGATATTTCACATATATTGTAAAAAAATTGATAAAATAACAAAATAAAACAGCAAAAACATAATTACTTATACTACCTTATATACGCATAATATTATAACAAATAATGAGTCTTATAATATATACTAAAGACGCAATTCATCAAGAATATGGAATTAGACAAATAGATAATGGATTATTTAAAAAATTAATGTATAATGAGATACATAAAAAATGCAGGTTTTCAATTCCAAAGGAAAAAATTACAAAAGAATTTAATTTTGAATTTGAACAAAAATCGGAATTAGAAACAGAATTAAAATGTCAAAAAAATAAATCTCAAATAAATTCAGAATTCGAATATGATTTGGAATCGGAATTGGAAACAGAATTAAACGACAATACAAATGATGATACAAATGTTAATGTTTTGATGTTAGCGGAATTAAATGAAAAACAACTTGATAAATATTTAGAAATATATCAAGACGAACAAGATAATTTGGAAAAATTTATGGATTTTTTATCAATTATAACATATAACCAAATTAATCCGGAAAAATTTAAAATTAAAAAAAATTTTGATTTAATATTGAATTCGCTTGGTGAATATTGGGAAGACCCATATAACTGCAATTACACATTGACGGATAAATTTTCAAAAAGGAAATTCAACAATATTAATTATAATGGATTTGACAATAATGTAATTCAAAATATCAAGAATAATTTCGAATTTAATTGGAATGCTAAGGAAATAAATTATCTTAATGATATTATTAAATTTAATGATTGGAAAGAAATGTGCGTCCATAAATATTATGTTTCGTCCATATCAAAATTTACCAATGATGAAATTAATCAAATTTATAAACAATTACCATCAGAATACTTAAAATATACATTTGTTTCAAATATGTTATGTTCAAGAATACATTGCCATTTAATTTTAAATAATAAGGAATTTCTTGAAATATCTAAACCGTTATTCGATAAATATAAATTAGTTTTTAAATATTTAATTGGATATGCTTGGCTGACTTTGAAAAATGACGAATATCATATATACCATAAAATTACTGATACGTGTAGAATTGTATTTGATATCAATACAGCAAGATTATTACCATTATTCCCTTTTACATATGATGATATTAATCAAAATCCATATGCTTGTATATTAATCGATAAGGAAATTTTGGATATAAAAAATAATTGTTTAAGTATGGAGATGATAAGAGATTATGAAAAATATTATGGGGTTTGTGATTCTGATGAATTTGAAAGAAGATTAAATATATTTGTTAATGGACTTTACGATTCGAAAAAAAAATTAAATAAGAAAGGGATTTTAGAAAATATCGATTGGGATTGTTGTGTTATTTCTGGAAGTGTTATGACTGCTTGTGGTATGAAACGTAATCCATTAATTGATATTTGCAAGACTGATAATAATATGAATGTCATCACTGATGATGATTTGGCTAATTATTTTTTTCATTATTATAATGATTCCGATATTGATTTAATCTGTAATAAAAAATCAATATATGATTTCATTGATGTTGTTAATACATTTGTTTCTAAAACCAAATTAAATTATAAAAACGTATCTATTTCAAATATTCACACAGCAACAATTATATTATCAGATGAATTTATATTGGGTGAATTAGATTCAATTAGTAAAATAATTCAATCTGATAAATCAAATTCAATTGATGTTGCTTTCGTAAAATCAAATTTTAATAATTTAGATATTAAAAAATATTTTTACACAAAATATTACATTCCTTGGAAAAATGAACAGGTTGAATATTTGACAAAGTTAAATAGGGATATCAATCATGAATTAATAAAAGATTATCTAAAACCAATTCCAGCAGAAGAATTTAGATTATATAGTTTTGATTATGAATTAGACACGGATAAATATACAACTCAAGATTATGAAAAATATTTTTATTCTAATTCCAATTCCAATTTTAATTCCAATTCCAATCCAACAGAATCAAATATTATTTCGGCAAAATTATCAGAAAGTATTCGATTTAAAATTTCGAATCCAAATACAAAAACATTTGAAATATTTAAATCAAGAGATAGTAATTTCTTTTCAATTGTATCAAGATTTCATATGGGTTTTGTTAGGGCATTATGGAACGGTAAAACTGTTTTATGTCTTCCGTCTTATATAACCTCTATGATGCTTCAACTTGCGGTTGATTATAAATATTTTGCTTCAGTTAGAGATCCAATTGAAATCGTAAATAAATACAGATCAAGAGGATATGGTATTATTTTGAATGGATTTGAAAAATTACATATGGCATACTATAATAGTTCAAAACTTGCTACAGATGCAAATTCTAAATGGGTTGAAATGTATAAAGTAGATATTAAAGTAAAAAAAACCGTTGAAAATATATTTGGAATAAAAAAATCATCCGATGATATTTTCAAACCATCCAAATATTTTATGGGTATTCCTTCAGATTGCTATAAAAATATTAATCACGATACTGTTAATACTTTTGATGAGTGTTTTTCCACATTAATTACACCATCTTTAACTAAAATATCAAAATCTAAAGCAATCAATGATAATGGTAAAATTAATCCGTTATCCAGAGAAATAATTAACTTGGGTTGGAATTTGTTAAATAATCAAATAAATTAAACAAATTAAATTAAATAAATTTTTATATTATAAATATTTTTATCCAAATTTAAATGTATTATGACAAACAACACAAACAACAAAAGTTGTCATTGGTTCATCAGCCGACCTTGTTTGTGCTTGAGTAATTTTGCATTTGGATTCACCACATTTAAAACATTTATATGCGTCAGAATACACAATATTATTTTCTCTTTGTTCAACATAATTTTTTTTCTTAATAATATGCGACCATTTTTCCGGATGTATTTGTGCGGGAGATAAAAAAGCAACACTATTTGGTTCAATTTTACCCGATAAAATATTTTTTTTAAATGTTTTATTTTTAATCCCAATTTTATTTTCATCTAAATTAACTAATATTTCGGTTAATTTATCCTGATATATTGGTCTTACATATTGTTGTTCATATTTATTATTGATACAATAATTTAACGCATACTCAAAAATACTCAATTCAATTTTAATGGCGATATCGATATCTGTTAATATATTACTTAAAATAATTTGACTTTTTGCCCGATTTAAACAAGATTCTGCATATTGAATAAAACTATCCTTAATATCAACACTATTTGGAATAACAAAATCATAATTTGCATTGGAAAATGGATTTAAATTTTGTATATTATCATAATTTATTTTAATATTTTTATTATTTTCTACAACATCGTCAATATATTTATTTTTCATATAAACTAATTATATCTTATATACTATGGTAATTTTTTATATATTTTTCAATTTTTATTCAATTTTTACAGAATGAATTATCTGTTGTTTATTATTAGAATCAGAATCGGAAAAATCCGATATGCTTGATGATTTTTCTTTTTTAAAATTATTTTTAACTATGGTATTTTTTTCTTTTAATGCTTCTGATGTTTTTGATGTTTTAGATGTTTTTGATGTTTTTGATGTTTTTGATGTTTTAGATGCTTTTAATGTTTTAGATGTTTTAGATGTTTTAGGTGTTTTAGGTGTTTTATTAAGGTTAATAATTTTATACTTTGAATCAAGTTCCATTATATAAAAAAATATATATCCGGATGATTTTTTTTCTACAGAATCAAAATACGAAATAATTTTTTCTTGTTTATCAATAATAAAGGCGGTTGTTTTTATTTCTGATATTTTAATGTAAAATGTAAAATTTTTATCGGCAGAGTCAAATAAATTTTTTTTATCATTGATATTTGATATAATAGATGGAATATTTTGAGTTATAACATCAATTAAATTATATTTGCCAAATTGATTTATTTTAATTTTATATTTGTCATTGTATTCGAGTAATTTTATTAATTTTAAAAAATGCCTAATATTGTCTGAAAATGTAAAAATTGAATTTAATGATGGAATTTTATGTTTATTAATGAAATCTTCAGTGAATGTAATCCCATATAATTTAATATAACCAAAATCAATTAAATTGTATTTTTTCTCAATTTGATTATTTGACTTATCATTAATAATAATGTTAAAAAATTTATCCGATTCAATTGTAATATGTCCTCGTTCATTCCAATGTATTTTTTTTTCCGCATTCGCATTTATATTTAAATCCAAATCTAAATTGGAATCAGGATTAGAATTTTTAACTAATGTATTTAATTTTATCTTTGGATTAAAATTTAGAAAATTTTTTATCATATTATCAATTTGTGAAAAAATATTAAAATTGTATTTCATTGATTTTTTCAATCTATCCAATTTAATACTTGATTTGCCATATTCAAATATTGTTTTTTTTTCATTATTATCATTATTGTTATTTTCGTTATTTTCGTTATTTTGTTTAATTTGTGTGAATTTATTAATTTGATTATTTTTCAAATCTATTTGTTTTATAGGTTCGTGTATATCGGTATCTTTTTGTATTTTTTTAATTTCACAATTAAATTTTTTTTCAATAATTCGATTAATTTGATTATTATCTTTTTTTTCATAATTAAAATTTGCTTGTATGGGTATTTGTGTTGGTATTAGTATAGGAGTTGATGTTGATATTAATGTTGGTGTAGTTTTTGTTATATTGATGTTATTATTTTGTTCAATAATTTTATTTTGTGTATTTAAATATTGATTAATTTTAAATTCGTTTTGATTTTGATTATTAAAATGATGTGATTTTTTTTGTGTTTTAGTTTTATGGATATTATCATTGGGTTGTTTTATTTTTTTATATTCGACAAAAAAACTGTCAACATTATCTTTAGTAATTCTGAATAAATTATTCATTATATATTAATTATTTAATATATATTTGGATTTTAAACAAATTTTTTAAATTTTATTTAGTTAAATACTTGTGATTATTTTAAGATAATTTAAGATAATTTAACATAATTTAACAGCAACAATAGAATATTCAGCATTGTAAACACTGATAGATTGTTGTGATTGACTTTGGGTTCTGTTAATGGCAACAAGGAATCTGTTTCCGCATTTATCTTTAATTTCGCAAATGTTTCCTTCGGTTTTTGGGTTTTCTCTAACTCTTTCAATTGCTTTAAGAGATAATTTCCAGAATGGTTCCATTTCGGCTAATTTTCTCTTATCATATGGGGATAAGGAAGTTGGGACAGTATTTAATAAAGTAGCTCTGGAATCAGTTGTGGTTAAACCAAGTTCTGGTAAATTTTGGTAAAAGTAAAGATCACCATCACTGACATTGACAGACCAACCAGTGACTTGATCTAATTTGCCACATTCTTCATAGTTTAAATATCTGACGGTATTAACAAAGCCAGAAGCAATGGTTTCAAGATTTCCGGTATAGGTACCAGAACCATCAACATTGACATATTGACCAGCTCTGTTGTAAACAAATGATTGTGTATTTTGATCATATTGTCCATCAATTAACCAGGTAGTTCTTAATTTATCAAGTCTTTGGAAAGCGGCAGTGCAGCAGTCGGGGTTGCAATCTTGAACACAGCATTCAACATTACAGGCGTCTTTTTTGGAGCATTTTTTGCTTGACTTTCTATCCTTAGTCTTGCAAAGAACGTCTTCGATTGAGATTTCTTGGTTATGCATAGGTATATATAATATTAGTTAGAAAAAAATTTTTTTTTTAAATTATTTTCCATCCATAAAAAATATTCTTATATATTTTTTTTTTATATAGATAAACGTAATTTTTTCAATTTAATTTATACAAAAAAAATAATCCGAAAAAACAAACGAATAATTTTATATGATAAAAAGACATATCAAATACAAAAATAAAATAAAAAACAACTTTTTGATACTATTATAATAGTATAATGACGCCAATATTAAAAAAGTTGATTTTTATAACAAAAGGTATTTTAATATAAAAATAATACTATATATATATATAATATTAAAATAATGAGTTTATTGGATATTGTATCTACACAAGATGAACAATTTAAGGAAAATTACCCCAAAATTATGAAAAAAATTGGGAAAAAAAAATTGGAAGAAATGGAACCAACAATTGATGAAATAACAAAAGTCAATGAAATAATAATTAATTATATTAAACAAAATAAAAGAAAAATATATGGAGGATATGCCTTAAATAAGTTATTAATTGCTAAAAATCCATCACTTGCTATATATGATGAATTTGATACACCAGATATTGAATTTTATTCACCGGATCCAATGGGTGATTTGGTAAAATTATGTGATAAATTAGCAGAAGCAGGATTTAAAATGGTTGTTGGTCAAGAAGCACAACATAAAGAAACTTATTCAATATTTGTAAATTATCAATTATATTGTGATATTTCATATATGCCATCAAATATTTATGCAAAAACAAAATATATTCAAATGGATGATTTAAATTTAATACATCCTTGGTTTATGGTAATTGATTATTTTAGAATGTTTACTGACCCATTAGTAAGTTATTGGAGATTAGAAAAACATTTCGCACGATATTTAAAATTACAAAAAACATATCCATTTCCCATAATAAATAAACCACTTGATATTAAACCATTTAAACAAGATAACTTACATTCAGCAATTAATTTATTGGAAGATTATTTGTCATCTCTTCCAGATATTATATTTACAGGTTTTTATGCCTATAATTATTATTTAGAGTTTACTAAATATTATAATAAAGATAGAAGATTTAAACAAATACAAATACCATATCTTGAAGTATATTCAACAAATTATGTTTCGGATGGATTAAAAATTATCGAATATTTAAAATCACTTCCAGAACCAATTTGTTCTAAAATTTCTCATAAGGAATTTTACCCATTTTTTCAATTTTATGGATTTAACACAGTCTTTTATTATGAAATGGATGGTGATTTAATACCAATTCTTTATCTGTATTCAAATAATAATAAATGTATTTCATTTAAAACTGTTCCATATATTAAATTTGACAATATTAAAATAAACTCTTTACAAAATCAAAATCGAACCATAGATATTGGAAGTTTTGATTTTAATATCCTTCATGCATTAATTATACTTGTTAAGATAAAAGTTGATGATGATACTGATTGGAATGATATTATTTATACATTAATTAATGGATTTGTTAATTTCAGAAAATATTATCTTAAGGAAAAAAAGAAAACCTTATACGATGATACTATTTTTGAAGGATTCGTTGTTGAATGTAAAGGCGAATCAATATCACCAGAACGAGAGAAAAGAATGTTAATTCAAATGAGAAAAAAACTTGGTAAATCTGCAATTTATAGATATGAATCGGGCGTTTCAAAACACCCATCTCAATATTATTTTTCAAATTCTTCAGGTAATGAAATTAAAAACGAAAAAAATTTTCAACTTAAAAACGAAAATATCGGAAAGAAATTTGAAGATGAATTGGAATCGGAAGTAAATACTTTACCGAATTCAGAAGCCAATTTAGAAGCCAATTTAGAAGTTGATTTAGAAGCTAATTCAGAAGTTGATTCAGAAGCTAATTCAGAAGTTAATTCAGAAGTTGATTCAGAAGCTAATTCAGAAGTTAATTCAGAATCGGTTTCAGAAGCTAATTCGGAAGATGTATCGGATATTGCTGATATAAAATAAAATATTACCTACAAATTATTTGCTATAATTTGTAATTTATAAATTAAATATGAATATAATATATTATGCATTTTTTCGTGTGCAATCTTTCTTTAATTCTTTAATAATTTATTTGTTTATAAATATTGTTCTTAAGCATTTTTAAGCATTTTTTATAAAAAAATTGAAATTTGAATATATTGATACAATAATTATTCAATTTAAAAACAAATTACGTTAGAACACATATATATATATAAAATGCTTAAAGAACAACATTTATACCAATTACAACAACCCTACCCCCAACCACAAATAAAATTGGATTGGGAACTTAAAAGACACGAAATATTAGATAAGACTAATGGGGACGTTGAGGAAATAAAAAAATACGTATTAAATGAAAAAAATACAAAAATAACAAAAAAATACATTGAGGATGTTTTAAGATCATATGGATTGAAGTATGAAGTTTATGACATTACTATATTTCATATAGCAATGACACACCCTGCATATACAAATCAAGATTATAGAGAAATGAAAAATTTAAAATCTATACTAATGGGTATAAATTTTATAAAAGGTGAGGATTTAATACCAATTTCAGACAAACAAAAACATATGGCTGTTCCATTGGGTGAAATATCTTATGAAAGATTGGAATTTCTTGGTGATTCTATTTTAAGACAAATTATTTCTGATTATCTATTTACCAGATATAATGATATGGATGAAGGTGATTTAACTAAATTAAGATCACAAATAGAAAATGGTTCATCTTTAGCGGAAATGACAAGAAGAATTGGATTACACAAATATTTGTTAATTCCAAGAAACTTGGAAGTTAATGGAGCAAGAGAAAAAAATAATAAATTTCAATGCGATATTTTTGAAGCACTAATCGCTGCAATTTATTATGATTCATTAAAAATAAAATATAAAGATATTGGATTTTGTAATGAATTAATTAATAAAGATAGAGGATATGGTTATAGCGTATGTTTTAAATTTGTTACAAGTTTAATAGAAGATGAAATTGATCTTACAATGTTATTAGAAACTGAAACTAATCATAAAGATGAATTATTACAAACATTTCATAAATTAGGATGGGGTGATCCCAAATATAATTTAATGGAAACAATAATTAATAATGATAGAATGGGTAAAAAATATTTTAAAATGTATGTGAGAGATATTGATGGTAATATTATTGGAATTGGTATAGGTTCGTCAAAACAAAAAGGCGAAAAAATTGCTGCAAAAAAAGCATTACAGCATCTTAAAATTATACCCAGTAATAATGAGGATATAATTTTGGATTCAGATTCTAAAGAAATATATTATAGAGATGAATATGCACATTTTAAAAAAAATAAACCAATTAATTTATCATATAAATTTGATAGTGTTAGTTTGGATAATACAAGTTCTGAAGATGATGATGATGATGATGATGATGATGATGATGATGATGATGATGATGAAGATGATGATGAAGATGTTGATGAAGATGTGAATAATGCGAGTTGTGTGAATGGTGTGAATGGTGTGAATGTGGATAATGAAGATGATATTAGTTCGGATTGTTCGAATTGTTCGAATAATTCGAATTGTTTGAATAATTCGAATTGTTCGGATAAATTATCTCGTTCATATGATAAAAATAAAAACCACAAATACAATAAATACAATAGAAATAATCGAACTAATTCAGATAATTCAGATAATTCAGATAATTTGACTATGGCACAGAGAATTAAATTATCAACTCTATCAACAAAATCCAATATTAATAATGAATTCGATAGAACCGACAAATTCAACAAATTTGGCAGATTTGATAAATCCGATAAATTTGATAAATCCGATAAATTTGACAAATCCGATAAATCAGATAAATCCGATAAAGCCGATAAAGCCGATAAAGCCGATAAAGCCGATAAAGCCGATAAAGCCGATAAAAATCCTTGGGCAAGAAGAAAATTATTTGATGAAAAAAAAATCACATTTGAACATTAAATTATTAAAAAATCTTGTTGGAAAATAGGATTTTTTACCTGTGTTTTTATATAAAAAAATAATATTTGTGAAATAAGAAAAAATATTAAATTGAATTGATTTATTTTTTTGTTTTTTTATTTATTTATTTTTTCTTCAATTTCATTTTCAATTTCTTCAAATGAAGCGGGGTCTTTTAAATCAACATAATCAAAATATTTTTTTAATGGATCTGATTTATCAATTTCACACATTTCCATTTTTGATAATTTTTCATCGATTTCTTTTAAAATTTTTAATCTCTCACTTGTTTTTTCAATTCGGTCTTCTAATCTATCGGTATTTCCAAAAGGATTTATTGCCAAACTTGGAACACTAACAATCGGACCAAAAGGTGTCAATGGATAAGCGGTATTAACGGTGGAAATAGTTGGACTTGGAATAGCGATAGCGGCATTTGTATAATAAGGTATTTTACCCATTAATGGACCACTAATTTGCGCGATACCTTGAATTCCAATTTTTCTTGGTAAACAATCGCTATTAGTCTCTTTTAATTTTTCGAGTTTAAATTGAATTCCATATTTATATTCAATTATTTTCATTTTTTTGTTAATTTGTTTTGCCACAATATTTAATCCGACAACTTTATCAGCATCAGATAAATCACCACCGTATTGAAGGATACTATTTATAAATGATTTTGACATTATAAAAAATATTTCTATATGTTTATTAGAGATAATATTTTTTTATAAATTATAAAAATTTTTATAAATTTTCTAATATGGACAAAATAGCCAAGTGATCTGATGATTCTGGAATATACCAAGATTCATTATTTAATTGATAAGTTAGGGATGGATTTTTATAAGAATCTATTAATTGGTCGTAATTATTTTTATATCCCCAACCTTTAATACTACAACAAGTTTTATTTTTATTGGATTTCGAACCGAAAAAATAAAATTTAATTGAATTTATAACTAAATTAAATTTTATTGGTTCAACCGCAATTTGACTTGATATGTCTCTATTAAAATCACCAATTATTACAACTCTTTCTATGGAATATTTTGCAAAATCATTTTTGTTTTTTTCAATTAGTTTTTGAATTGGATGAAATAAACTTGAATTTGTATGCGGACTATGACTTGCATGAATATTAATTAACATTAAATATGTTTTAAATCTTAAATCTTTAAATACAAATATACTAAATGGTCTTCCAGGTTCAAATTCTCCATCAAATACAAGTTTTTTTTTAATTACATCAGTTCTCCAAATAGTAAGAATATGTTCTGGATTTGAATATCCAATATGATATTTGTATTTGTTGTGTTCAAATAAATTAATAATATCTTTTGCAGATTCTGCTTCTTGAAAACAATATATAAATGGATTGTAATAATTTTTTGTATTTAAAATATTTGCAATAATATTTAATTTTAATTGAATTAATTTATCCAAATTAGTCAGTTTCATTATTTTCCAATATACATTATATGAGAATATTGATATATTTAATATTTTACTGTCATCCATTATAATAATATATAATATATAATATTATAATAATATTATGCAAAATTCTCTATCATTACCCTCTATTAGAAAGTATAACATATTTTCTAACAATGCATATATAACAAATCTTAATTCAAATAATTTAACGGTTAATGGGAACACCAAATTAAATAATGTATTACTAAATAACATAAAATTAAACAATATTGATATATCTGGAAATTTAACGGTTTATAATAATACTAAATTAAATAATGTTGATATATCAGGAAATTTATTTGTTTATGGCGATGTCGTATTGGATTATCTAATATTAAATAATCTTGATATATCAGGAAATTTAGCAGTTTATAATAATACACAATTAAATGATGTTGATATATCAGGAAATTTAGCAGTTTATAATAATACACAATTAAATGATGTTGATATATCTGGAAATTTAGTTGTTTATGGTAATACAATTTTAGATAATATGACATTAAACAATATTGATATATCTGGAAATTTAACGGTTTATAATAATACACAATTAAATGATGTTGATATATCTGGAAATTTATTCGTTTATGGTAATACAATTTTAGATAGTGTTATATCAAATAATCTCGATATATCTGGAAATTTAGTGGTTTATAACAATACGCAATTAAATGATGTTGATATATCTGGAAATTTAGTTGTTTATGGTAATACAATTTTAGATAATATGACATTAAATAATCTCGATATATCTGGAAATTTAAGGATTTATAATAATACACAATCAACATCATCAAATACAGGGGCATTAGTTGTGTCTGGTGGTGTGGGAATTGAAAAAAATCTTAATGTTGGAGGAAATACAACAATTTCAAGTAATTTAACTGTTAATGGCAATACAATTTTAGGTAATATGACATTAAATAATCTCGATATATCTGGAAATTTAAGGGTTTATAATAATACACAATCAACATCATCAAATACAGGGGCATTAGTTGTGTCTGGTGGTGTGGGAATTGGAAAAAATCTTAATGTCGGAGGAAACACAACAATTTCAAGTAATTTAACTGTTAATGGTAATACACAATTGAATAATGCTGATATAAGTGGTAATTTAATTTTTCGTAATGGAACGCAACAAATTAGTGCATACACTGGTGGAAATGCAGGAACATATACGAATTGTAATCTTACTATTGATTCAAACGGTAAAATATCATCAATATCAAATGGAGGAACAAGTGGAGATATTGCGTCAGTTTATGGAATTGCCAATTCTGGGGGAGAATTTGGACCTTTTAATATTAATGTTAGCGGTGGTATATCTGGTTCATGGACACAAAATAGTTTTTTTACCGTAAGAATAACACAGTCATTAATTTGGGATTTTACAGGTTCTGGAAATTCAAATGCCCAATATTATGCAAATACAACAGGAACATATAATATCTTTCCATATAGATTTGTTAATGATTGGTGTTATGTTCCAAATTCAACTCCATTGGGTAATTTATCAACAAATGAAATTAACGGCAATTCATCATTTGGTTTAGTTGATACAAGTAGTAGTAATCAAATTGCTCCATATGGACGTGAATTTTGGGGATACAATTTGGTGTTTAATACTAATGCAACTGAAAGTATGGTAAATAATGTGCAATTATATTGTTGTGGAGAATCTAATCAAATGCTAATTTATATTATAAATCCCCAAGGTTGGGGTAGTTCTGGATATCCAGTTCAATATTCACTTACAGTTGAATTAATAAATGTTGGTAATCACTATAGCACAATATCTACAAGTGGATTTACAACTAATTTTTCAGTTTAATAATGATATAAAACAACAAATTTTAATAGAAATTTTAAAATTTTTAACGAATTTATTTTCCTATAATAATTTATATAAATCATATTATTATAATGAATGACGATTATAAAGAAAAAAATGTATATCCAAATTTTAAAATTAATGGAAGATTATTTCCTGTTTGGATGTTGAAAAATTTCGCAAAATATAAGTTGCCAGATATAATAAGAAAAGATGATGAAGATCCTTGTCAAATTAAAACAAAAATGGAATTAAGAAAATATCAAGAATTTATTGGTTCATATTTGGATTATAAATCACCATATCACGATATACTTTTATATCACGGATTAGGTTCGGGTAAATCAGCAACCGCAATTAACGTATATAATGTTCTTTATAATGCCACATCGGGTTGGAATGTGTTTTTAATAATAAAAGCATCACTACACGACAATCCTTGGGAAACAGATTTAAAAAAATTCTTACCTTCACAAGATTATGAACATAGATATTCAAATATTAAATGGGTGCATTATGATTCGCCATTTGCAGATAGGGAATTTTTTGATATTGTCAAACAATCAGATTCAAAATTAAAAAATTTGTATATTATTGAAGAAGCACATAATTTTATTCGTAATGTCTATTCAAATTTATCATCAAAAAAAGGCAAAAGAGCCGTTAATATATATGATTATATTATTCAAGATAAAAAAGAAAATCCATCAACAAGAGTTATATTATTATCTGGAACACCTGCTATTAATAAACCATTTGAATTAGGATTAATGTTTAATTTATTAAGACCTGGTATTTTTCCAAAATCAGAAGCATTATTCGATAATATATATGTTTCTGGGGGAGTAATTCCAACAATAAATCCACAAACTAAAAATATGTTTCAGAGAAGAATTATGGGTTTGGTATCGTATTATATAGGTGCTACACCAGATTTATATGCTACACAAACAACAAATTATATTGATGTAAAAATGTCCCAATATCAAACTGAATTATACGAATATTATGAAGAAATTGAGGCAAAAATAGCGAAAAAAAGTGCCCATCGTGCATCATCACAATCCGAAACATATGCTACATATGTTAGACAGGCATCAAATTTTGTATTTCCACCTATTGATCAGGTTGTTACGGGTGAAACAAGACCAAGACCATCTAAATTTAAAATTGGAGAAAAAGAATTAGAACTATTAATGAAGACAAAAGATGTTGAATTGATTAAAAAAACTCTTTCTTCTCAATCTATAGGATATTTTAAAATGTTAGATAAATTTAGAGATACTTTTGATGAATATTTGAATAATATTTATAGGAAAGAATTAAATGAAAAAATAAATATTTTATCTGATGTTGAAAATTTTTTAAAATATGATACTTGGGAAGAATACTGGGAAAACGAAAAATCAAAATCGGAATTAATTAAAAAAATGTATGAATGTTCAGCAAAATATCTTAATATAATATTTTATGTATCAAAAAGCTCTGGTCCGGTTCTTATTTATTCGAATTATTTATTGATGGAGGGTTTGGATTTGTTAAAAGTCTATTTGAAATATTTTGGATATGGTTCATTTAAAGACCCAAATTCAAAAGAATATTTTAGATATGGTGAATTTCACGGAAGTGTTAGTAGAGAAGTCAGAAAAGAAACCATTAAACTTGAAACAGATAAAGAAAACGCTCATGGAAAATTAATTAAAATTGTTATGTTTTCACCTGCTGGTGCTGAAGGTATTTCTCTTGAATCTATTCGTCAAGTGCATTTGATGGAACCATATTGGCACGAAGTTAGAATGATTCAAATGATTGGGAGAGCAATTCGTCAATGTTCCCATAAATATTTACCCCTTAACGAAAGACATGTTGATATTTATAGATATCGTTCTGTTAAACATAATGTAAAGATTGTTGAGATTATTGAGGGACAAATATCAAGGAAAGAAAAAAAAATAATAGATGATCCAAATGAATTGAAAACAATTGATTTTGAAATTCAAGAAATAGCAAGTGGAAAAAATAACCTAATATCAAATTTTTTGGATTCTGTGAAAGAAGTTGCTATTGATTGTGAATTATTTAAGGCACATAATATGATGGGGACAAAATATAGATGTTTTCAATTTAATGAAATTTCCCTATTTGATAAAAATATAGGACCAGCATATAAAGAAGACGTTATTGAAGATATGAAAATATCAAATGGTCTAAATAGCACAAATTCAATTACAATTAAAGTTAAAGTCATTAAAATTCGAGGAATTATCGAGACAAATGAAAAAGATATTCAATATTATTGGTATAATCCGGAAACTGGTGTTGTTTATGATTTTGACCTTAATTACCCAATGGGCAGAGTTAAATTTAATTTGGATGGAATACCTGAAAAATTGGATAAAGATACATATAAAATTGAAATTATTGATATTCCAACTATTAAATATTAAACATCAAACACGAAATAAATTTAGGCATAAAATAAATTTAGGTATGAAATAAATTTAGGTATAATAATCAATTTTTGTATTAAGTTCATCCTCCCAAATTCCAAGTAAGAATGTTAAAAAGTTTTGAAAATTTTTATTAGTGGGTATATTAATAATTTCTGTTTTTAATATATCAAGAATTTTAAATCCAAAATTTTTATAATTTGAATCAAATGATTTAATATTTGATTTTATTTTATCGATTTGCGATTCGTCATAATCAAACCATATAACATTATTAATATATTCATCGACAGTTAATTTAATTTTTTTTGAATTAATTGTGGAAATTTTAATTTTTTCAACAAAACCATCAGGTCCAACAAAATCATTCAATTCTGAATAAATATTTTTAATATTAAATATTTTATTATTCAGAATAATTTCCTCAAATTCCAAACAATCATTATGAAATGATATATTACATTCTTCAATATTTAATCCTTTCGGTGTATAAAATGGAATAATTTTGTGTATATTTGAATTTATCATTATGAAACATTTGATTATTTCATTAAAAAAATTTGTGATTACTTTTAATTTTTTTATATTAAAGATTTCATCAGTATATTTTGTTATCGTATAATTATATGGTTCAATTAAATCGGTATTTGATATTTGATTTATTTCATAGTCAATACAAGATGTATTAATTTTGAGTGGTTTTCCCCAAGAATCATAAAATTGAATTGATAATTTAGTTAAATTTCCCAATAATGATTCCCTATATATCTTTGTTGCTGAATATGGAATTAATTTTAAATATAATGCACCTAATGTCTTATCATAAATCAATATAAAAGATTTATCGGTTATTGGATTTGTTCCAAAATTTCGTGTGCTTTGTAATTCTTTAATATATATTTGCACAAATCTATCTCCTAAAGGATTATATTCATCTCTATCATTTGGAATATATCTATCATTTAAAATTACATAATCTTTTATTTTATCGTATTCATCTTTAAAAAAATTTTTTTTATGGTGCGATTTTCTACAAAAATCCCAACATTCATTTATACAGATTGATGTAAATTTTGGTATTACAACGCAATCTAATTTGACATAATTAATATTTTTAAAATCCCTTACGATATATGGATTAAATGATTGTTCTAAATTAATAGTATATTCTTTTATTGCATCGGGATTTTCAAATATATTAATTTCATTTTTATTCAAATCTGTATATTCCTTATTATCTATTGAATTTAGTATTCTTTTTTCTTCTTGTTCTAAATAATTTTTCTGTATATTTTGACTGCGTTTTTTTTGATTTTTTAAATCAGTTTTTAAATCTTGTTTAATTGATGTTTTTGATACTGAATCAGATATTCCAGAATTTGTAACAGGACCCAAACTAACTATGTAATTAAATGGATCTGGATAAATTCTTACATCTCTATTAATCGAATCTATATTTAATCTATATTCTTTAATTGTTTCTTTTAATAAATTATCATTTAAATTGTCATAAAGTGTTTCGTGTTTATTTTTTGTATCAGGCATAAACAATATTGGTTTATTAGATTCAAATCCATTACGAATATTGAATTGTGAAAAATTCCTTAAATTTTCTGCGTGAGCTGAATTTGTTTCAGGATTGTCAAATGTGCTTAATGGTTTATAATTATTATAATTATTGACAAATTGTTGTTGTTGTTCTACAGCTTTAGCCAAATCCTCTTTATTAGAATATCCAGATGTAGAAATTGAACTCTGATCAAATGGTAAATTTTGTTTCTTACCGTATGTATAATTTGGTTCAATACCAGATATTTGGTAATTAGGTTCTGATGAATTTACGTTTTTATTAAATCTATTATTCATAAAATACAATATAATAATATAATATTATAATATCTTTTTATATTTTATAATTGATTTTTAATTCTATAAATTTAATAATCCTTTTGTAATTAAATATTCGTAATTAAATAATTGTGTTTAATTAAATTAAAAATAAGATAATATTATATTATCATTGAATATAATTATGGAAGAATATTTTTTTTCGGAAAAAAATGTTGGTGATTTAACCAAACGACTTATATTAAATTTGGAATTAGGTCAAAATGAACTTAATAAAGATGTTGTTATGAAATGCAAAAAAATTATTACAAATCAAATGAAAAATACTTTTGACAAATATGGTAATCAAAAACCAAATAATATTGGAAGTAAAGACTATGTTATTAAAATGAATGATAAAAGTTTAAAGGATTGTATAAAAAATTTTGATATTAGAAAATCCCAACCGCAATCCCAATCCCAATCCCAATCCAAACCACAAACTAATTCGGCAAATAGGCATTCAGATGGGAATTCCGCAAGAGGTCAATATGGATTAGCAGGTGTCGGTGATAATTCTTTTTTAAGACCAGATGAAATTATGGGAAAAATGAAAAATCCTTCTCATCCACAACAAAAATCAAATCCATCAAAAGAATTTGCCTCATATGCAGATGCAGGTGGTTATGCTTCTTTTAGTTCTATTGATAATGCTGCAGGACCATTTATTACTGCAACAGGTGAATATGGTATGCCTTTGGAAATGGAATCCGAAGGAAGATTTAATGCCAATAACGATAATACAGGTAATGGTAAAAAAAATTACGCAGATGAAATTGAAAAAAGAATAAATGCATTAAGAGGAGAATATGGAGGACCAACAAATATGGGTGGGCAAATGGGTGGGCAAATGGGTCAAATGGGTGGGCAAATGGGTCAGATGGGTCAAATGCAAAATAATTATTTCGGTATTCCTCCAGTTGGTCAACAAGGACAAGGACCTGGAGCAGTTGATCCAAGAGTTGCCAAATGGTTGAATTTAGATCCGAGTGGACAACCATTAAATGCAAATAACGGTATGGGTCAGATGGGTGGGCAAATGGGTCAAATGGGTGGGCAAATGGGGGGTCAGATGGGTGGGCAAATGGGTGGTCAGATGGGTCAAAATCTCCAAATGCAATTACAACAAATGCAACAACAAATGATGCAACTTCAACAATCTGGACAAATGAATCCGCAAATTTTACAACAATTTTCCCAACAAATCCAACAAATTCAACAACAAATAAACAATTCAAACCATGGAGCTAATCAAATTATGGGACAAAACAATAATGCAGCAGAGGGACAAATGGGATATGGACAAGGTCAAATGAATCCAACTGTTGATTATTCATTTACCCCAGGTGGTGATGATATGGGTAATGATTTTAATGCAGCTTATGGTGGTGTTTCGAATTTTAATGGTCCTGGTTCTTTAAATGATAGTTTTTCACAACCAAATGGCGTAATGATGGGGGCAAGTGGTGGAGCAAATAGTAATTTTAATGATAATACAAATCCAGAAACAAGACTTAAAATGATGCAAGCAGAAAGAAATAATCAAATAAATATTCCAAAAAATACGAATTTTGATCCAATGAAATCACCTTATCAAATGAATCAGATGAATCAGGCAGGTCAGGCAGGTCAGGCAGGTCAGGCAGGTCAGGCAGGTCAAATGAACCAAATGAACCAGATGAACCAAATGAACCAAATGAACCAAATGAACCAAATGAATCATATGAATCAGGCAGGTCAGATGAATCGTAATAATAATCAAATGAATAATCAAATGAATAATCAAAATCCAAATAAGTTTAATGAAAATTTTTTTTTTTTAACTAATAATAATAATAATGCTATTTCTGGTAAAAATTCGCTAAATACAAATAATCAGTCAAATCAATTTAATGAAGACAATACAAATTCTTTTGAAAAAAATATTGAATCATTAAAAAAAAATACCAAAACGAAAAAAACTCCTAAAACATCCAAAACGTCAAAAACTTCAAAAACTTCAAAACCTTCCAAGGCTCCTAAAACTTCAAAAACATCTAAAACAACAAAAACATCAAAAACAACTAAAACAACTAAAACAAACTCACAAATAGATACAATGTTAAAAAAAGATTTAAAAACATCAAAAAGGGATAAAAAAACAAATATTGATAGCGATACTGATACTAATACTAATACAGATACCGATAATGATTCAGTAAATTCGGCAAAATCAATGGATTCAATTGATTATGAAATAATGAAACTGAAAAAACAACTAAAAGAAAAATCAAAAAAAAATAATTCCGCAGAATTAGATGATGAGAATGAGAATGAGAATGAGAATGAGAATGAGAATAAAAATAATAATGAGGAAAAACACGATATTAAGCAAAATTCCAAACATAATATTAAGACAAGAAAAATAATTTCAGATGAAAAATTATTGGATAATATTGAGTCAAATCACAAAAATAAAATATTGCAAAATGAAATAAATGAAATTGACGATAAAAAACTCGCTTTGGTTAAATTACTTGTAGAAGCAAAAAAAAACAATAAACCAGCAAAAAAAACAATAGGTTCGACAAATACAACAAATTCATTTGATTCGACAAATTCAACAAATACGACAAATTCGGAAGAAGAAATGACAATAACATTCAATCCCAAATCAACAAATATTTATATAGATACGAGTCAAGAAAACAATATTAGATTAAGGGATTATAGTGATGAAAACACATCAAAAGAATTTGGTTCAAAAGAAATAAATAAACAAATTACAAATAAAATCAATAATAATAATAATAATGAAAAAATAAATAACAAAAGTAAAATGACAAATGAATCTAATAAATTGGGCACTTCAAGTTTATCTGTGATATCAAATGAAGTGACAGAGAAGGAGTGTTATAATGATTATATGATTAAATTATCTGAACCTATTAAATTGCGTGATTTAAATATTAATAATATACAATTACCAAAAAGACTTTCAGAAAATATTTCCGATTCAAATAATCAATTGGAGATTGAAATTGGTTCTTCAAGTCAAATTATTGAATTGGAATCGGATTATTATAATCGGAATGAAATAATTGATTTTATGAATGAGTGTTTTGAAGCATATTCATTAAATATTAAATTATATATTGATGATTCAACTGATAAATTTGTTTTTGAATCAAATGGAGGTGAAAAATTCAAATTAACATCGTCATCAACAAGTATTTTACCGTATTTGGGTTTTGGAAGAAACACTTATTTTGGAAAATCAAAATATATTGCTGAAAATGCTTTGGATGTTGGCGATAATATATTTTATTTAGTATTGGAAAATATTTCGGAATTTCCAATGTTTAAAATAGATATGGATTCGGATAAACCCACAATCGAAAAATTATTAGAATTAAATGAAGATATTGAAATTGACCATTTAATTATAAAGTTTTACAAAACAAAAAATTCCTTAATTAAAAATGATCCAGAATATTCGTTCTTTTTTGAATCAGATCATGAAATTGATTTTGAATTTATATAGATATTATTTGAGAAAATTTTTTTCATCGGTTTTACCAAAATATTTTAATCTGCATTTATTTACTTGATTATCTGTTAATCTTTTTTGTGTAAGTTTATCAAATGATTTACCTTTTAATAATCTTAAAATGAAATTAATTGAATATACACCGCATTCAGAATTGCCTTTTTGATGTTGGGTTTTATTGTATCTTATATCTGTTTTTGTTTGTTTTTTTATATCTGTTAAATATTTGTCTATATTTTTCATAAACTCATTGACTTCTTTTGTTGGTCTTGTTCCGGCTGAATCTGAAAAATAGATTTGGGATTTATCTAAATCAAAAAATAAAGATATCCAATGTTTTCCTCTTCCAGTGCTCTTATCCGTATTAAAAATTACACCGAATCTTTTAAATCCTTCTGATTCCAAATTTTTTAAATCTAATTTTTTAAAAGGCAAATAATCCAAGTCCATAAAATCCATCGGAACAGCTCCTAAAAATTTAAAATCGGAATATTTTGCTTCATATTGATATAATACTTGATTAATATCAATTGTTGATAACCAATCAAATCGTCCTTGTGGTCCATCTGGTCTAAATATTTTATTTTCCAAATCATCTTTATTTTTTTCTGACATCAATTCTAAATATTTGGAGTTTATCCAATCTTTTTGATCCCCCTCAAATCTATTTTTAAATGCAACTAAAAGGTATTTTTTGTAATCATCTGGAAATAATGTATCCAATTTGGAATTTAGTTTAATTCTTTTGGATTTATCCGATTTGTGATATTTATTGTATGCTTTTGCCATTTCTATTAATAATTCAAGAGGATAACATGAGCCATTTTCAAATTCGAGATGTGGTGCACATTTAGTTGCTGAAATGTCTTTTGGTTTAATATATTCTTCGTCAATATATGGAATCGGTTTTAGAACCATTATGAAATTATTTATATTATTTTGATGAGATAAAAATTTTAACGCTAAAATATATAATGAATTTTATATTTGGATAAAAAAAATCAGATATGTTATATTGTTAAAAAATTTTTACCATAAGATTTTCCAAGTGATGAAAATTTAAAAAAATAATTTTAATTTTTAATGTTGTTTTTCCATTTAATTTTTAATGTTGTTGAAAAACAATATTTTTTATTCGACAATAATTTTCAAATGAATATAATGAATCCATATGACACGAATGTTTATTTTTTACGTGTTTTATAACGGTATTATATTCATTTTCTAAAAATTTGTCTGATATGGTAAAATTTTCAAATGGACGTGAGATAAAATTATTTTTTATAATATTTTTAATTTCATCCTTATCAACTTGTGTTAAGATTGGTCTTTTTTTTGTGTTTTTATTGTTATTTTTGCCAAATTCCTGTAAATATCGATGTGATGGCGAATCCAAATCTGAATTATGATTGATTACTATTTGTGTTTGTTTCATATCAGTTGAAACATTGTTAATTTCTGTTTTGATTTGTTGTAAATTCGATTTTAACATTTATGTGATTATTATATGAATTTATATTTATATAATTAAATAAGATGGTAAATTCAAATTTTTTATTTAATTAATTGAAAAAAATTGAATTTTATATTTAATGATATGTGTTATATATACATTTTATACAAATAATTTCACCATAATGATTACGATTACTAAAAAAAAAAAAAATTTTAAAGTTGAGTGTGAATTTGACAATTCAAATAGTTTAATTGAATTTAATCAAATACAATTAGAACAAATATCAAGATGCAATTATATCGAATATAATATTAAACATTCCATTATTACTAATATACCATCAAATATAAAAAAAATAGTATTTGGGAGTCATTTTAATAAAAACATTCAACCATTTTTACATCCAGCAATAAATTTATTAAATTTTGGATATGAATTTAATTTACCAATTGATAATCTTCCAACTGAATTAAAAAAATTAATTCTTGGTGTAAAATTTAATCAAAAGGTTGATAATTTACCCTTAGGATTAGAAATGATTATATTTGCCGGTATTTTTTCACAACCAATAGATATGCTTCCACACTCAATTAAATATATATATTTAAGTGGACGATTTAATCAAAATATTGATAATTTACCTTTGGGATTAGTAAAAATTTTCTTAACTGGATATAATTTTTCCTATCCAATAGATTCATTACCTGATTCTGTTGAAATAATAAAATTAAATCCTATTTATAAAACTGAAATAAAAAAATTACCCACTCAATTAAAAACAATTTTTATCGATAAATATGTTAAATGCCAAATTGATTTACACAAATTATATAAATTAGCAAAAAACAAAAACATAGAATTCGTTTAATTTAACGAATAGTATGAAAATTATACCTGAAGTATTTTTTTAATTGAAAAAATTGATTATAATAATTCAAATAGATATAAAAATATCTATTTAAATTATATATAAAGAAGATGGAAAATAAAATAAAACCCTTTAATGGTGTTCCGGATTTTGGCAAAAAACAAACACTGAATTTAAATGATTTGCGTTTAGGTAGTGATATTGGAAATCGCATATATTTGCATGTGCAAATGCCACCAATAGATAAATACTTAAATAAATTGGAAGAATCAAAAGAATCAAAAGAATTAAAAGAATTAAAAGAATTAAAAGAATTGAAAGAATTAAAAGAATTAAAAGAATTAAAAGAACAAGGGGAATTAAAAGAATTAAAAGAATCAATAAATAATATGAAAATTACTGAAAAATTACCTGCATTAAAATTACCAATAATAAAAAAATAGAAAATTAGCTATATATAGACAATACGTAAAAAAAAATGAAAATTATATAATAAATTATACGATTTATTATAGTTTTGTTAAAATTCATATACAAATGTATCAAATAGTTGATAAGAGTGTAATATTTAATTGGGATTTTAATCAAAAATTAACTTTGGATATTTTAAATGATATAAAGTTATGCGATAAAATCATATTTAATAATTATTCTGATATAAATTTATGCTTTGAATCAAATAATAAGTGGAGTGCTAAAGATGAGTGGAAAGAATCGAAATTTAATCAAGAAGTCGATAATTTACCACATTTTATTAAAAAAATAATTTTTGGTTGGAATTTTAATCAAAATGTCTCTAATTTGCCATCGGAGATTAGGGAATTAGTATTTGGACATTATTTTAATCAAGGATTGGATAATTTACCCTCATCTATTCGAGTTTTAACTTTAGGTTCGAGTTTTAATCAGCATTTAGATAATTTACCACAAACACTTATAAACTTAACATTGGGTTATCGTTTTAATAAACCTTTGGATAAATTACCCCCATCTCTCATTAATTTGACTTTATGTGATTGTTTCAATCAACCAATTGATAATTTACCGTTATCTTTGATTAATTTAACATTGGATTATTATTTTAACCAACCAATTGATAATTTACCATCCGAGATTCAAAACTTAACATTGGGTTATAATTTTAATCAGCCAATTTCAAATTTACCATCTGGGCTAATAAGTTTGACTTTGGGTTATTCCTTTAATCAAGAGATAAATAATTTACCATCAAAACTTATCAATTTAACTTTAAGCAATAATTTTAATCAAGAGATAAATAATTTGCCATTATCTATTGTGAATTTAACTTTGGGAACGAATTTTAATAAATCTTTAGACAATTTACCATTAGGGATTAAAAATTTAACTTTGGGTTTTTCTTTTAATAAATCTTTGAACAATTTGCCAAACTCTATTGTGAATTTAACTTTGGGTGATTCTTTTAATCAACCATTAGACAATTTACCATCTTCTATTATGAATTTAACTTTGGGTGGTTTTTTTAATCAACCCTTAGATAATTTACCATCCGAGATTAAAGATTTAACTTTAGGAACGAAATTTAAGCAAACACTTGATAATTTACCCAATAGTATTTGCAAAATAACATTATGTTCATATAATTATACTATAAAACAACACGATTATTTCGCAATAACAAAATTGCCAAAAAATTTGAAAATTATTGATATATCGAAAATATTAGCGATATCACACAAATTGCATTTGAAAAAGAAATTTGAAAAATTTAATATTGAATTCATTGAATAAATTGGATTTTTTTAATCGTGTATTTATATAAAAAAAACTTTGGATAAATAACTACATACACAATTATGCTGTTATAAAGACAAAAAAAGAACTGTCTATACAATTGACAAAATAAGAAAATCTTGGGAAGAAATTTTAAATGAAGAAATTTTAGAAGATGATTTTTTCAATAAATATTTAAAATTGGAAAAATAATTCGTTTATTTATATTTAAACTTTTATTTATATAATATATAATAGGAGACAATTCAAACAAATGTATAAATTAATAAATATGTTAGAACACCTAATTCATAATAATTTTTCTGAAAATTTTAATAAAATTGAAAATATAATTAAATCAAATGATGTTTATATAGAATTAGATATTATGGAACAAGAATTAATTATGGAGGAAGCAATTGAAAAACATAAAGAAATTTCAGAAAAAAAAAAGAATTTAACAGATAATAATCCAACTTATAGAGATGTGAAAGGATTTATGAAAAAATCCGGATATAAATTTGGTCATAGTTCTTATGCGGAAAAACCTGAAATAATAGAATTGGATGATGGAAGAATTTTAACAGAAGGAGAAATTATGTCAGATAGAGTAAAGGCTGTGATGATTAATGAACCAACAAAAGAAGATTTGGAACGAAGAAAAAAAATTTTTGAAGACACTAAAATTAAATCAGCAAATATGCCTATTCAAAAAAGCATCGGTTGGCACTTGAATAGATGGGGGAGGGTCGGAGGGAGTGAATGCGGAACACTTTTGAATATGAATAAACATCAAGCCCAATACACTTTTATTTTGGATAAAGTATTGGGAGCAGAATTTAAGGGAAATGCAGCTTGTTATCACGGAAATGTATTTGAGGATGTTGTTCGAATGATGTATGAATATAATAATGACGTTCATACGGAAGAATTTAGTTCTATGCCTCATTATGACGAAAATAATAAAATTTTGGCGGCGAGTCCAGATGGTATTGTATCACCATATTGTAGAGATATGAAAACACCAACAAAATTAGTTGGAAGAATGTTAGAAATTAAATGTCCTCCAATGCGTAAAATACAATATAAGGGTGATATAAAAGACACAATATGTCCGATTTATTATTGGTGTCAAATTCAACAACAATTAGAGTGTATGAATTTGGATGAATGTGATTTTATTCAATGTAATATTGAAAGATATTCAGGAAGGGATGAATGGTTAGAAGATACAAATCCATCTTGTGATTTTAAATCCGCAAAGTATAATAATTTACGTGGAATGATTATTGAATTAGTGCCAAGTAAATTAGAAGCGTGTGATTATAATGAAAAAGGATATTTGGCTGATATGACAATTTGGACAAAAACCAAATGTTTATTTCCGCCAAAAATCGATATGAGTTTAAAAGAATTAGATGAATGGGCATTAACCGAATTATCAAAATTGCCTTGGGGTATGTCCTTACATAAAATTATATATTGGAGATTGATTGAACAAAATTGCACTCTTGTATTAAGAGATAATGAATGGTTTCAATCACAATTACCAATATATAATAAAATATGGGGATATGTCGAATATTTAAGGGAGAATTTGGATGTTTGCGAAAAATGGAAAAATTGGATAGATTCACAACCACGCAAATATAATGATAAAGTTATGGCAAAATTAGATTTATTAATTGATGAGAAAAAAAATCCCATAATTAAAATTAACGAAGATAAAATAAATGAAGATAAAATAAATGAAGATAAAATAAATGAAGTTAATAAATCAACAAAAATAACTAAATCAACTAAATCAACTAAATCAACTAAATCAAATATTGACATAAAAAAAGGAATAACAATTGATTTAGATAGTGATTCGGATAATGATGAAATAACTCAACAAACTGAAAATAAAATTGAGCAAATAAATGATAATACAGAATGTGATAATAAATGCGAGGATAAGATAGAACCAGACCAAAAACTCAAAAGAAAATACGTAAAAAAGACAAAATAAATAAAAATTGATTTTTAATATTAATGTATATAAAGTTATTATACATTAATACATATTTATAAATGTTAGGAATAAATAAATTATTACAAAATGAAAAAAATACATCTGGTGAAACAATTATCGAATTGCCATTAAAAAAAAAGAAAGGGCGAAAATCAAAACAAACAAAAATATTGGAATTGGAAGAAATTGAAAGAAATAGAGTTCCGATTAAATTATTTCCATCTCTTAATGAAAAAATATTTGACGTTATAAAAATTGATAATTGTGAATATTTTTTAGATGGGGAATTTGGTATAATTTATAATAATAAAATAGAACAAGTTGGAATTAAAAAAAATAATAAATATATTATGTATTTGGAAAGTTCTATTAATGAACTTAATAAACAATTGGAATTAGATGATGATGAAATTATAAAAATGATAAAATCCCGTTCATAATATGTTAAAAAATACATTAGGTTATAGTTTTTTTATAAAAAGTTGAATTTAATATATAATAGTATATTGTTATTATATATTTACAAATAATAATTAAATAGTCTAAATTTGGACTAAAATATTAAAGAAATAGCTAATGGAAATAAGTGAGATTGGAGTAGCTGTTGTTGGTTCGGTTGATTCTGGTAAATCAACATTAATAGGCACATTAATATCAAATAAATTAGATGATGGGAATGGTTTAAACCGTTCAATAGTATCAGGTCATAATCACGAAATAAATTCTGGTAAAACATCAAGTATTTCAGTTCATAGTATGAAAAAATACCAAGGAAATAATTCTGTAATATTAATTGATTTATGTGGTCATGAAAAATATCTTAAAACAACATTATATGGTATTATGGGATATTATCCGGATTATGCAATTGTTATTATAGGAGCAAATAGGGGAATTCTTCAAATGACACGAGAACATACAAAAATTTTACATCATTTAAAAATTCCAATGATTATAGCATTAACAAAAATAGACTTGATTGAAAATATTTGTATGAGTGCTGATAAAAATCCGGAAGAAATGCTAAATAATTTAGTATCTGATATTAAAAAAATTTATGCGAAAGGAAGTTATAATGTAAAAGATATGAATGTAATTGAGGAACAAAAAGGATTAAGTGAAGTTTTTACTATTATACCAAATACAACCCAAATACCCTTATTTAAAATTTCGTCTAAAACTGGAAGAGGATTGGATTTATTCAAATCATATATATCCAAATTGCCAAAAAATAAAATGACAATATCTTGTCCTCTTGCTGACCAAATATTAATTAAATCAAATAAAAAAATTTCCCAATCTCAAACTCAATCTCAATCTCAATCTCAAACAATTAATCCTTTTATATTTTATGTTGAAAAAGTCTATTGTCCAAATGGTATAGGATGGGTTGCAACTGGAATTTTAAGATGTTCAGATCCAAATACGTGTTTAAGTGTTGGAACGACGTGTTTTCTTGGACCATCATCAGAACAAATCAATATTAAAGTTTGGTCAATTCATAATTATTATAAGGAAAAGACCGATAAAATATTTTCCGGTCAAAGAGCGTGTTTGGCAGTGAGGTCTGATAAAAAACTTACATATAAAATGTTTAGAAAAGGTTCTATTTTAACAAATAATTTAGATATTCTCAAATATGCATCATATAAATATAAAGCAACTATTAAATTATTATCACATCCATCCACAGTGAGAGATAATTTTAGTCCAGTAATTCATTGTGCAACAATTAGACAATCCGCAAAAATAACAATTTTAGAAATAACAAACAAACGCGGGAAAAAACAAGATATTTCGCAAAATCAAACAAGTATATCTACAACCACAACCACAACCACAACCACAGATTCAAATAGACAAAATGATGATAATAAACATATTTATCCGGGTGATATGGCTATAATATGTTTGGAATTTAAATTTTATCCTGAAATCATTGAACCAAATGAAAATTTCTTTTTAAGGGAAGGATTATGTTTAGGTGTTGGGACAATTTTAGAACCAATTTATTAGTTCTAAATATAAACCAAAAAATTCGTGATTTATTTAATTAAAAAAATTTAATTTTTACTATTATTATTTAATAATTTCAGTTTTATTTTTATAAGTGATAACTCTCATAGTGCAACAATATCTTTTTAGTTCAAGGGATTTTACTAATTTTTCTTTAAGATTTAATTTCATTTGCTCATCATTATTTGGATTTGATTCTATTTCTTCAAGACCTTGTTCATAAAATTTTTGCCTATTTGCAAGAACATAACCACAAGTGGGACATTTAAGGTAAATCATCTAATAATGATAATAATATATATAATATTAATATATATTTAATATATTTTTCAAATTTTTATTAATGTATATTTAATATAGATATCAATATATTATAATGAATAATAGTGATATTAATTATGATATTAATTATGACCAAACAATAACAACAGCCCCATATAACACACTTAATTTACCCCAAGGAAAACAACCAAATTTATCTAATCCGATGCAGACTGATAGAGTTCCACTTGAAACAGAAACAAATAATTATGATCCAACTAAAAAAATGGTAAATAATTATTTAAAAACAAATATGTCAATGTATGATAATCGGGGAAAATATTTTGATTCATATTTATTTAATCAAAAATTCGATTCATATATTGAGCAAAAAACAAATGAGCGAAAATTAAAAGAACAAGTTCAATTATATGATTTGGATAATATAGATAATATCCAAATTCAACCATATGAATTACCACTAAATAAATTATTGATAAATTTTAAAAATGTGTGGTTTGAATTATTTGACGATTTAATGAATGGGACAAATCCTTCCAATTTATTTACAACAAGTAATTTTTTTTATTTTGGAATAACATTTGTAGTAATATTTTTATTATATATTATGTTATCGTATATTTTTAATTAATTATTATTTAATAATTCGCTTTGACATTGATTAATTTCATTACCAGTTGGGGGATTTGTAAAATTAAAATTATAAACTGGATAAAATTTATACATTAATTTAAATTTGGGATTGGTTTTTTTCTTTTCCTTTTCCAAAATTTTTACAAATTTATCAATTTTTCTTTTGGATAATTTGTAATCATTAAGTTCAACCATTTTATAATTAAAAAAACACGCTCCTTGAGAAGATGAACCTTTAAGTAATATTGACCTTATTGCACATTTATTATATTCATCAAACATAGCAATTTGATAATATCTAACAGTTATTTCCTCAACTAAATTTTTATCTTTTATATCATATATACATTTATGAAAATCACTTCCTTTAACTAATTGAATATTTTTATTTGCGGATATTCCTTGTTCAGAAGTAATTCGCATATTTTTATAATCTGTTGTTTTAAAATAGTCATCTAATCCATTTGAATTCGAATTCGAATTTTGATTTAAATTTTGATTTAAATTTTGATTATACATTTTATTTAGTATTGATAATAATTATATCCTATAAAAAAAATCCATTTAAAAAATTTAATATTTTTAACTACATTATATAAATATTAAATTAGCAATATTATAATCGTCAGTTTTTTTATAATTCGTACTATATAATATATTATAAGGTAGGACATTTGAATAATTTATATCTGTTGTGCCGTTATTATATCCATTATAGTAGATATTTTTTTTGAATAATATCACAAGATTATTTAAAAGTTCATCAATTATTTTTTCTGCTGAAATTTTTTGTTTTATCAATGTATTTTCATAAGTGGAACTATTATAAATAAAATTCATATTATTAATTTTATTAAGAATTATGTTTTTTTCATCAATTAATTTTGGGTAATTTTGAGAAATTAAATTATAATCAATTATGCAATATTCATATAATTTGCAAAATAATTCAAATGAATTAATAATAGAATTATAATTTTCAATATCTTTGTATTTGAAATTTTCCATATAAAATAAAAAATCAACAATTTTAGGATATTTATTTAAAATATTACTATCCGTGCTAATAGCATCAAATTTTTCTCTAAATTTCTGTTTATCAGATAATACATTCTGTGTTCTATATGTGTGTAAATAATATATTATAAGCGAACAAAAAATTAACCCAACCAATATATTTGAGTTATAAATAATTTTTGTAGAAATAAAAGTAATTATAACAATTATTAATCCGTAAATAAACAATTGTCTTGGCTCTTGGGAATTTATTACATTATATATTAAATTATTTGTTTCTTTATTTGAATCTAAAGTTGTATTAAAATAACTTTCCATTTATAAATTAATTTATATTTTACTTATATTTAACAAATAAAAATAATTTAAAATTTACTGTTGTTTATCTTGTATTGATATAGAGAATTTATGAATTGCAATTATCAACCAGATGAAATAAATACACATAATACAAAAACCAATAAATTTACATTAGCTAATAGACAAAAAATTACAATGTGTAATTATAATGAAACAAAATTACTAAATAAGGATTTTATTTTAAATAATATTTATTCAACAGATGATGAAATATATTCACAAATATACAAAAAGATTTTAAATCCATATCAAAAAAGATTAAACATAATTGGTTTATTATTAAAATCAGATTTAGCAATTCCAATGAAAAATTCCACAGATATTATAAAATTTTTCAATTGGTTAAGTCCATTTAATAACGAATTTAATTTAAGTTCAAAAGATTGGTCAATTAAAATAATTAAATATGGAAATCGGGAAAAAATTCTATTGCAAAATTCAATTGCTAAAAAAGATATGGGTAAATCATTTTATTCAAATTATATTGATTTAATAAGAAAAAAATTATCGGATTCAAAAGTCCCATATAGTTATTTTGAATTCAAGTCAAAAAGATTTAATAAAGTAAAAGATATCGTATGGGCTTTTGATAAAAATTAAATTACTATATTATACATAATATAATGCAAAAATATCTTATGGGCTATTTTTACATTTTTGCTTGCTTTTTGTGTCTTATCAAAAAAATTGAATTTTTATATGAATATAATTAAAAATATACTATTCTATAAGATATATAAAAATGGATAATACTAACAACAAAAAACATAAAGACACCAAGGATATTAAGGATACAAAGGATACCAAAGATACTAAAACCAAGGATACTAAAACCAAGGATACCAAGGATACTAAAGATACAAAAACCAAGGATACCACGGATACAAAAACCAAGGATACCAAAGATACTAAAACCAAGGATACTATGGATGTAGAAACCAAACATATAGAGAATACAAAAAATAAAATATCGATTGAATTATCGGATGATTCTGATTTGGATTTAAAACAAAAAAATAAAGTTAAAAAAAATAAAAAATCAACACAAGCTGATTTAAAGACTAATTCGGATTCTGAACCTGAATTAAAAACTTTAAAAGAAGAGAAAGTTGAAAAAGTTGAGAAAGTTGAAAAAGTTGAAAAAGTTGAAAAAGTTGAAAAAGTTGAGAAAGTTAAAAAAAATAAAAAATCAACACAAGCTGATTTAAAGACTAATTCGGAATCTGATTATGATTCTGATTCTGATTTAGACGTTAAAAAGGCAAATTCAACCAAAACGACTAAATCAACCAAAACGACAACGACAGCGACAAAAGAAAAAAAATCTACAATTAAAAATAGTAAAAATAATAATTCAGAATCCGATTCTGATATTGAAGCTGAATCTAATCAAAAAGTCAAGGTAAAACACGCACCATCAGCATATATTTTATTTTCGAATGAAAATAGAAAAGTTGTATGTGAAGAACATCCAGAATACACTTTTGGTGAAATTGGTAAGGAATTGGGTTCAATGTGGAATAAATTACCTGATGATGAAAAACAAGTATATCGTGATAAATCACAACATTTAAAAGATGAACAAAAAAAAAATAATCCAGAACTCAATTCTAATGAAAAAAAAAAGAAAACCAAAGTCAAAGCAAAAGCCAAAGCAGATTCGGATTCTGATGAATCAGATGATGAACCAAAACAAAAAACAAAAGTTAAAAAAGCACCACCAGCATATATTTTATTTTCAAGTGAAAATAGAAAAGCCGTAAGTGATGAAAATCCAGAATACACTTTTGGCGAAATTGGTAAGAAATTGGGTTTGATATGGAATGGATTATCCGATGATAAAAAAAAAATATATATTGATAAATCACAAAATTTAAAAAATGAACTCGCAAATAAAAATTAAATTACTAAATTACTAAATTATATAATATTTTTTATAAAAAAATTGAAAATAAAATATAAATTCTAACATACTTAATCAAATAAATCCAACATATTTATATAATTCTAACAATTAAATGAATAATTATAAGCAAATAAAGCCAAATGATACCGATATCAACGATATTAACGATATAGAAAAAAATATCACTCATATAGAAATGACATATAATTCCAATATAGATGTATCGATTTGCTGTATATGTTTGGAGTTGAATGATTCAGAATCAATTCAATTGACCTGTGGATGTAATGACAAATTACATCAAAGATGTATAAAACAAATGGAGAATAACAAAATAAATAAATGTCCAACTTGTAGAAAAATAGTATTTTTAAATTCAAATAATTCAAATAATTCAAATAATTCAAATAATTTAAATAATCCAAATAATTTAAATAATTCAAATAATTCAAATAATTCAAATAATTCAAATAATTCAAATAATTTAAATAATCCAAATAATTTAAATAATTCAAATAATTCAAATAATTTAAATAATTCAAATAATTCAAATAATTCAAATAATTCAAATAATTCAAATAATTCAAATAATTCAAATAATTCAAATAATCCAAATAATTCAAATAATTCAAATAATTCAAATAATCCAAATAATTCAAATAATTCAAATAATCCAAATAATTCAAATAATTCAAATAATTCAAATAATTCAAATATAACTGATTATATTCGCAATTGTAAGTACAGATGTGAACGTTATAAAGGTATTGTAATAGTCATGAGTGCTTTATTGGTTGTGGCTATGTATTATAGTCTATTTGTAATTGGATTCATGATCTTTGATCCATTTAAAACGCAACTTTGTGATAATTATATTCGAAAATGTGAATATAGTTCAGTATTAGGAACATTATATAATAATTCTATAGATATAAAATATGATAATTTTGAAATTTCGTATGAGTTAAAAAGTTCATATGAATATAATACCAAATTATCCAATTATACTTGTGATAATTTGGAAACGCATTTATACAATTCATACGATGAAGCATTAAATGTATCAAATAAAAGTTTGAAATCAACAAAAAAAATTTTCATCAATAATAAAAATCCGAATGACTGTAAATTAAATTAT